ACCTCGGCGGCTGTTCGCAAGCCCACGCCGGTCACCGTCGCGCCTGTTTTCGCCGTCTCGCCGAAGATCCAGGCCATCAATGGCTTTGTGACCATGTTTTCGACGAACGCCGTACCGATGCTGCCGAAAATCCCTTTGAGCAGCCCCTGTGTGCCCATCGTGCCAGTGAGGATGCCGTTCATCCCGCTAGACCAGCTGGACTGCAAACTCCCCATCATGCCGGTCCAGTTGCTCTGAGATTCCATGGTTTGCTGTCGGCCGATAACGGCCATGCTGTTTCGGTGGGTCTGCTCCAGGGCGAGAATCTGCTGCTGGACCTGCTGCAGCGCAACCGGATTACGGTCAGGATCCTGATCCAACAGAGCCTTGCGTTGAGCCAGCGCTTCAGCCTCGATGGCATACCGTTGTTTTTCAAACTCGGCTTGGGATTGCAGCAATTGCGCCTGGGTGATCAGATTGGCCTGCAGGTCCAACTGGGCCATTTGCTCGGCATGAGCAACGTCGGTCAGCCGAGCTTGCTTATCAGCGGCATATTCCTGCTGTTTCATGTTGGTGATTTGCTGCTGTTTCTCCCGCTCGATGGCGACAACCTCAGACGCCGCTCTGCGGTACTCCTGACTGTCCTGGCCATAAAGCTGCCGGCTGCGCTCCAACGCCTGCTGAGCGATGTTTAAACGCGCATCCATGTTGTTGCGGTACTGCTGCGCCTGGGCCTGGAGATCAGCAAATGCCTTGCCTTCGTCCTGGCGTCGTAGTGAACCCAGAGCCGTCAGGTAATTGCGTTGCACGCCCAAGCGTTCCTTGGCCGTCAGGTCGGCGCGCTTGAGGATCCCTTGCCAGTAATCCGCTTCCTGCTGCTGGGAGAACTGGAGAAACGTGCCCTGCTCTGCCTGCTGCTGGGCGTGAGCGACCTTTTGCGCATCCAGCGCTTCGGACCATTCGCTTACTCGCGAGGTAGCTTTGCCGGGTGCTGTTGCAGGGGTATCAGTTTTCTTCGGTGGCGTTGTCGCCTCCTCGACCTTTTTTCGATGCTCAATTGCGGCGGCATAACCGGCTTCAAGCTTCGTCAGCCGGGCGACTTCGATACCGTAAGCTGTTGGTGCCGTCCGGCCCTGCTGTGGAGCCTTAGTCATCGCGGTGTCGCCCGTTGCCGCCATCTCAGCCACCTTCCGGCGCTGTTCTTCAATACGTGCAACACGGGAACGCATACCTGCGTCCACCTCGTCTACCTTGTTTGAAACAAGTTGCATGTTCTCCAACAGCAGGCGCTCTTCCACCAATGCAGCTTCGAGCGGTGCCTTGCTGCCGTTGCCCCGCGGGCCGGGCTTGAAGTCTTTGAGGATGGCTTCGTACCGGGCGACATTTGCTGCCACCTCATCCACGGTAGCGCCTACGCCTGTCATGCCTTTCAGTAAGCTATTGAACCAACCTGCGGTTTCAGAAAGTTTTTTATTCAAACTAACGAATACAGGCTCAAGAATGGTTCCAATAGTTACCTGAAGCTCATTGCTTTTAGAGTCGAGTTCGGCCTGACTACCGGTTAGCCCTTCCGCCGCTTTCGCCGCGTTACCCACCTGTGCGGTTGTCTCTTTCATCACACCGTTGTATTCAGCGGTGATCTTCTGCGAGTCAGTCAATTTGTCACGGGTAGTGCCAATACTCTTGGCATATTCGTCCCACATTTTTGCAACGTTTTTCGTCACGCCAGCGTTATCGACCAGCACCGAGTTTTCATTCTTCAAACCTTCGGTAGCTGTCACCACTGCCTCTGACATGCTGAGATTCGCTTGGCGATTGAAAGCCGCAGCATCCTTCAAACGAGTGATGACACCCACCGCCTGGTCAACGCTGTATCCACGACTCAACAGATTTTGAAGCGCCTTGGCTGCATCACCGACGCTGAGTAAACCGTCAGCTGCGAGCTTATTCGCCTCATCCATAGCGCGGCCAATACCCACGCCTGCATGATTGGCTACGGCTTCCAAGCCACGATAAGCTGCTTGTTGCTGAATCGCCGCGTCCTTGCTGTCTGCAACTAGCTGTTTGACCTTGAATGCACCCAGCGCAAACACCCCGATCAACCCAGCGGCCACGCTGGAAAGCCCAGTGCGCATTATGGCGCTAACACCACCGAGAGCATCATTTACCGCCGGACCAAAACGGCTCAGTTGTGCCTGGCTACCCACCATCTCCGTATTAATTGCTCTGAGTTCACGACTGAACGTTGTTCGAGCGTCACGCATGTTTCGCTCAATACTTTCGATTGCACGGTCAAAGCCTTGAGTACCAGCCGTGAACTGGTATGCAATATTTCTATCCATGCCAGATCCTCATATCGCAGGTAATAAAAAACTCCGCCTAGGCGGAGTTTCTTTTAAAGATTAAGTCTTACTTTGAACAAATCATCGTATAAACGTCGTCGAAAATTTTGGGCTCATCCTCCTTAAATCGCGCCGTCACTCCAGTACTGTAAAACCTTCGGAACCCGGTATAACGACCATTTCCATTTTTTGAATCAACCTCTCCGCAAACGATAATCCCACCGCTTGGAAAAGTATCAAGATGCAATTCTTTAAACTTCGCAGAATCTGGGTTCTTGAGTCGTTTTTGCACCAATTCCTTTGCTTTGGCTGTTCGTTGGTATTCACTACCATTGTCCGCCTGGGCGTGATAAATACTCATACCAGCCATTAAAACAACCAAATACCGCATCAAATAGCCTCCCTGTAATGTGCCGGAGGCTAACGTGGTGGCTCTATGGTGTCCAGTACTAACTGGGCGCCACAAACGCATCCAACGCCCCACGCAAATGCTCAGGTAGTTCACCGCGCATATCCGCAGCCATTTCCGCCAGGTTGCTCGCCAGATCAGGCGCGTCGGTAACGCTCTCGGCAGGCTTGTAACCCATGTACCCGGCAACCAGCACATGCACCGGCGGATGGTGCCGCCAGTAGTCCGTCATATGGCCCACCATCACCATATCCCAGTCACGCCGCAGGGTGACCGGGCTTTGGCCAGTGCTGGCAATCAGGTGAGCGTAGAGCTGGCCCCAGTCGAAGGGGCCTGGCCTTCCCCCGGCTCCGGCTCCGTCACCTCGAGCCCAGACGCGCCCATAACGGCGTTGAGGGCTTCGCGCATGTTGCTCAGGTCCAACAGGTTGGCGACCTCAGTGCGCTCCATATCAGGGTAGTTTCGGCGAAGCGCCGCATGGGTGGCGTCGATCACCGTGGCGATGCTGTCCTTGTCCATATTGCCGGCCATAACCCGGTTGATCCGATCCAGCAGTTGCTCCAGGTCGCCCAGCGTCAGCGGCGGAATAACCAATGTCTTACCCGGGAACGGGAAGCCAACACCTGGGATATTAACGACGGTCATTCGCTGGAACTCCAGTAAGCGACTTCGCCAAATTCATCGGCATAGCCGGTGAATTCGAAGTCAGGGATGGTGTAGTCGTCCTGCTTGGTCGAAAGACTCAATTTATTGCTGACGAAGTTGGGCACGCGGACGTAGATCGACTTGCCTTTGTATTTCAAGTACAGCTCGCCCTGGAACACCGGCATATCGCCCATCGGCAAGTTGCGCACCGAAAGGCTCTTGCCGGTGGCGACCGAGTAGCGATAGTCAATAAACACCGGCACACCGACGTCCGCAGCGGCGAACGCGTATTCACCGGTACCTGAGTCGTAGGTGTATTCCCCCTTGGCCGGCGCTGCCAGTACACGGGCGAACGGGGCTGCACCGCCACCGCGAACACCCAAGTCACCGGCCAAGAGGCCAGCACCTGGTGGGGTGACGATGATCTTGCCGCCGGCAGGAATATCCTGGGGCGTGGTTGCGTGGTGCACCAGAACCTGGCCGGGCTGGAGGGTTTGCCCGAACACCAGGGCATTCATTTGCGACAGGCTGATCTGGGCGGCTTTGGCCTTGCCGGACAACTTGCCCTGGCCACGCGCGGCATCGACGGCGAACTGCTCGCTACCGAACAGCTCCTTGGAGTCGTAGGACAGATCAACCGATGCTTCCTGCATGATGCCCAGCAGGATGGGGGTGGGTGACGCCAGGGCGTTGCCATAGGCGTCCATCAGCGGGGTGGCGTAAAACAACCCACTGCCGAATGCAATTTGCATAATTTATTCCTCAGTAAAAGGTGGGGCCGGTGGTCAAGTCGCCGGTGTTGCACAGGTAGGTGAAGCGGTAGCGGACCAGGCAGTTGCCGGCGGTGTTGTCGCCTTCGTCCTCGATCCAGTCGATGTAAAACCGCTGTACCCGGTCCGCTTCAGGAAAGGCACCCTCGGTGGTCAGCACCGCGTGTACGGCAACTTTCACAAGGTCAGCCACCTGATCCCAGGCTGCCCCTGTCACAGTGTCTTCCCGAGCGATAATTTCGACCGTCAGTTCGAACTGGTTGCGGTCCACGGAAAAGCTTTCCCGCTCAGTAGTTTCGAGGCTGGGTCGCAGAACGAGCGCCGGGGTCATGTCGCGTGTAATCGCCTCGGTACGGCTGCGAAACACGCGATCAGCCACCGGCGTATCGGCAGCCAGGATCAGCGCCTGCGCCTTTGCGACGATGCGTTCTTGGATCGAAGGCATGGGTTAAACCTTGGTGAGTGAGGCCAGGCTGAAGGCGCCGTCATCGATCATCCGGCAGTCACGCACCCGGTAGGACACGCCACCTACGGTGATCAGCTTGGAATTTTTGATACCGAGGCGTTCCGCGTCCGAGGTAATGACAAGGATCTCGTAGCCGGTGGACTGGCTGTTGGTGCCACCCATGCCATGGATCTCATCAGGCATGTCGCGTGCCGCCAGAAACGGCTCACCATCAACCACCCCGCCGACGTCGAAGTCCTCAAGGAAGCCCCTGAGGTCTTCGTCAAGCATCGGGACTCACCTTCGACTTGCGCCCACCATCACCAGCCGGTGCAAGCGATGGGCCGGGCACTACGACTTCCAACTGGTGACGAAAGCGATCTGCCACATCGTCCGGCAGCTCGACTACGCCACCTTGGCCCACCAGGCTGTTGTCTGGCCGGCGGAACGAGCCTGACAGAACGGTATAGGTTTTATTCGGCATCGCTGGCCCCTCCTGCCTTGTCCACTTTCACAAGCCGCTGCTCCAGCGCCTTGTCCGGCTCACCAGGGATAACGATCACCTCCCCGACTTTGAACTGGACAGGCTCCAGAATGGTGTAGCGGCCCTTTTTCTTTTCGTCCGGCTCCAGGCAGTGCTGTCGTGCGCTGGCCTGGGCGGCTGTCAGGATCAACTCCCCGCCGTAAAGGGTGATGGTCTCTTTAACGCGGTATTTCGGCATATCAGTGTCCTCGGTGAGGGGCAGGCCGACCGGCTTATGCCACCAGCTGGTTAAGGACGGCGTACTGCCAGCGACCAAAACCGACGTTGCGCCAGGTGTCGACACCGTACTGGTGGGCGTCGTTGTCAAACTCGTACTCCGAGCCTTCCGCCTTCGCCTTCATGGCAACGTCGGTTTCCTGCTGACGGATGAAGGCTTTCAAACGGCCATCGGTGCGCAGAGTCACGAACTTGTCCTGCCAGGCATTGAGTCGCACGTTGCCCACCACCCGAACCACGACGTTATCGGGCATGACAATCTCGTTGATGTTGGTGCCGCGCGGAACGCTCAACGCTGACTGAGCAACGCTCAAAAGGTTGAACGGGACCATCACCAGGAATTCGCGGGCCAGTTCATTAATGGGCTCGCCCTGATCATCCTTGAGACTGGTCAACTGGGTCACAGACAGAGCAACCGCTTGCTGGAAGGCTTCAACGGTCGGTCGGGTAGGCGTGCCGTGGTCAGTCCCGGGCAAATCAGAAAGCTTGGTGGTGATTTTGTTCGACTGCACCCCGCTCTGGCCTTCTTCGTGGTCGGTGTCGAAGAAGTACTGGCCGTCGTAGCAGACCTGGGTTTCGCCATTGAGCAACAGTACCGAGAGCAGTCTGGCCCAGTGGGCATTCGTGCGGTCGGCCAATTCACCGAGGCGAATCCGCAGCTGCCCGGTTTTGTCTCGGCGCAGCTCCTTGACCAGAACCTCAATGGTTGCTTCGAAGTGCAGGTTTTCGATTTCGAGTTCAGCGCCGATGAACCCCTTGGCATGACGGCCACCGATCCACTCACGCAACGTCGGCACCATGCCAATCCACGGGTAGGTTTCTTTTGCCTGGTCAGAATCGAACAGGTTGGACACGGCGTCGATCCAGTTCGACCCCACATTCTGTTCGAGCATTTCGTAAAACATGCCGATGACGGCACGGCTGGAAAGTACTTCAGCACCCATGGGTGATTCTCCTGAAGAAGGATACGGTCAAAAAAGGAAGGGTTTGGGTGTTGCGTTAAGGCGCGACGGGCACTGGCTGGGCGGCGAACTTGACGATGCCGACGCCAGAGCGGACAAAACGGTGAACATGGCCAACCAGGCTATTCCCGGCGGCGGTCAGCAGGAACGCGCCGCTGTCGCTGGCGTAGACCTGCTTGCCGATATCGGTAAGCGCCAGGGCAGCTACGGGCAATTCAATCTTGCCTTCTTCGCGAAGACGGACGCGCGCGGCCGCAGCGGCGCCGGTGCGATTGTCGACGCCGCGATCAGCGAAACCGACAAACAGATCACCAGCCGCCAGAGGGCGCGCCAGGCCACTGGCGGCGATGATGCCAACGGCCGAGCCTTCGAAGATCTGCACACCGGCGGCAACGGACAAGTCGTTGATGGTGCCGATCTCGTAGGCGCGGGGGGTATCGAGTGTAAGAGGCATGGGATTCTCCAGAGCCAGGATTTGAGGGACTTATCAGGTGCCTACTTTTTCAGAACCTTGACCAAGCCACGGTCGGTGGCCTTGCGATAACCGTGGTAGGCCTCGAAAGTGCCAAACTCGGCGCGCAGTTCCTTATCGCCGTCCCAGGTCGCTTTGGCGCGCTCTTCCAGGGGCGCCTCCAGATCCTCTTCGGCGGCAGCTGGTGCAGCCGGTGGCGTGAGTGCGTTGGGTACCGGCGCAGGGGCCTGACTGCGAATGTCGGCAAGAGCAGTGGCGCGCTTGGACTTTTCGGCACCAATCACCTGTGCAGCCGCCTCGGCGCCGCTGGTTTTGCCATCGAACTTGAGGCTGGCGATCAGCTCTTCATGCCCGGGCAAAGCGGCCGCCTCGACTGCCTTGATGCGATCGCACTCGGCGCGAGCGCCAGCTGCATGTGCGTCATGCTCCAGGCTGGCCAGCAATTCCGCGTGATTCGCGGCCAGATATTCACGGGTGATGGCCGGCTTGTCGGTGGTTGGAGCTGGTACGGTGCTGCTGTTTGGTGCGGACATGGATCGATCTCCGGAGGGACTGCCGTTGAATTCGGCGATAAGGTTTTCAAGGGTGGATTCACGGTCGGCCATGCCCAGTTCCACGGCATCCGAGCCAATCCGCATGTCGCCCTGGCCGAAGTCAGCCAGGACGGTTTCAACACTGAGGCCGCGATAATTAGCGACGTCCTCGACGAAGATGTCGGTCAGGCGGTCGACGTGGGCTTGTGCGACAGCGCGGCCTGATTCGGTACCGAAGTCCGGTCGTTTTTTCGGGCTTTGGCTGCTGACGATCTCGAAACTGCCGTCGTCTTCGCTTTTACGCACCGTCAACACCGTGCCAATGGAGCCAACGGCGCCGGTACGGCTCATGACAATTTCATGTGCCGCTGCCGCCATCCAATAGCCTGCGCTGGCTGCGTTGCCGGATACGTAGGCCACGACCTGCTTGGGAGAAGCACGGATCATCTGAGCGAACTCAGCGATACCACTGGCAATGCCGCCCGGTGTATCCATCACCAGGATGATGGTGTCTGTTCGCGGATCATCGACGGCATTGGTGAACTCTTTGGCCAGGACATCCAGCGAGGTTGCCCCGGACAGCGCCGTGAACAAGTTGGCGTAGCGGAACACCGGGCCGGTGACGGGCAGCAAGGCAACGTTGCCACGTTGAGTCACTGCACGGCTGTTCTGCAGGGGCTTGCCTTGCCTGGCTTCCAGGGCCTCGGGCCCTTCATGTTCCCGACGGGCAATGGCGGTGATGGTCTGGAGCATGTCCGGAGTGATGGCCCAGGGCTCGCGTGAGACCAGGTCGAACGCCGTCACCCGGTGCACGGGTGCATCGGTTGGGTTGTCGCTCATAGTTAGGTCCGTTCAGGTAGGTCGGGATTGGCCGGCGGCTCATTGTCCGGGCGGGCCGTCGGCGAAGCTGAAAGCCCGTCATCGCGCCGACGCTTCACTTCCAGGGCGCGCTGTTCGTGGTTTTCCTCCCAGTCACTGCCGTCGTAGAGCATGGATTCCTTCGCCAACGTGCTGACGCCGATATCGATCCGCTTCTCGGCGGCGTTGATATCCTTCAGCGGGTCTACGGTGCCAGGACCATCGCCTACCCACAGCGAACCGCAGTAGGCATAGCGCAGTAG